GGAGATTGATGTACCTAACACCAAATTTATCGCTGATATGAAAGAAGAGGCAGCGCTGGTCGAGATCGAGGATCGCGCTATCAACATGGGCATCCCGCATACCAGGGTAAGAGATTACCTAAAGGTGTTAGCAACCGAGTGGAATCCGGTTATGCAGTGGATGGAGTCAAGAAGGTGGGACGGCAAAAGCCGGCTGCAAGAATTTCTGGACACCATAGGTAGCCCAGAGAATGAGAAGCTCAAAGAGATGCTAATGAAGAAGTGGCTGATAAGCTGTTGTGCGGCAGCTTGTGAGGAGCACGGTGTAGCGCTTGAAGGCATCCTGGTGTTTCAGGGCGCACAGGGATTAGGTAAAACGCTGTGGTTTAAACGGCTCGCCAACTACGACGATGGCTGGTTACTCGAAGGTGCCATGCTCAACCCAACCGATAAGGATAGCGTGAAGCAAGCGGTCAGCCACTGGCTGGTTGAATTAGGTGAGCTGGGCTCGACCTTTAAGCGTGCCGATATAGACCAACTAAAACAATTCGTAACTAAAAAAGTAGATGAATTGCGCCTACCCTATGACAGAGCATTTACCACTTATCAAAGACGCACAGCGTTCTATGCAAGCGTCAATGAACGTGAGTTCTTAATCGATACCACTGGCAACCGAAGGTTCTGGGTGATACCAGTGAAACGGATTAACTTCAACCATGGCATCGATATGCAGCAGCTGTGGGCCGAGGTTAAAGAAACGCTGTATGTGCCTGGTCAGAAGAATTGGTTTCTAACACCCGATGAGCGGAAGATGCTGGATGAATCGAATGAGAGCTACCGCACACAATCAAGCGTCGAGGATCTCATTCTTGAGCATGTCAGGTTTGATAGTAAAGCAACCAAGCCAGTGCAGATGACTAAACTACTGCGTGACTTAGGTATAGCCAACCCACGGATGCCCGACTTTAAAGATGCAAACAGAGTGCTGAGTGACAATGGTATTGAACCAAGGAGGAGTAATGGCAAGAAATTATATGACCTGGATTACGACACGCCGAGCGAAGACTTTGGCGGCAGCTCAGGCAATTACAAAAGCTGGGATGCTTGACATAGCCATCACATCACTGGGATACCTGTCGGCAGCAGTGAGCCTTGTCGCGGGCATTATAGCAATCGTTATAACAATCGTTATAGCAATCGTGCCGATTATGCTGTGGATAAGCTTCGGGCTGCTGGCTAACAAGTTGATGGACCAGAGGTGATGAGCGAGCTGATTTGTGCCAGCTCTGGCTGTTGGACAGGGGTGAATTGACGGAGGTTATAGTGGCAGAGGATGAAAATGCGACCCTGTTTTTAGGGCGGAATGGTTTGTGCCAGCTCTGGGCAAAAAGCTGGGAACATACATTTGTGCAGTCGTGCTGTGATTCACTGTTACCTAACACTTGGCTGTTACCTGTGCTCAAACCCTTATGTTTACTGGGTTCCTTACTATATACAGGGTATAACCCTTATATATAAGAAATATTATATAAAGACCCCAACACATGAAAACACCGTTTATAGGGGCGCAATACCGTACTAAGTTGGGGGGATGTACACTACACCCTGTGGAGGAAGAAAATGAAAGAGGATGAATTTGTTTATGATCGCAGCCAGAGCTACGAGACTAACTTTGCCAGATGGTATAACATGAACTGTGACGAAAGATCAGATTATAACGAAAGGTTATATACCAAGGAAGAAGGTAGACAAGTGTTTAAACAATTTATAAAGAATGCCGAAACATAGTGAGCAGACCTAAGAAAGAAAAGCCAATGCTCGTGTCGGTTCCTGATACCTTTGAGAAGGATGACGAGCATGGGCTAACTGCAATGCAAGCCAGCTTTGTTTGGCACTACACCGAAGGTGCGTGCAGCCAGACTGAAGCAGCTCGTAAGTCTGGGTTTGAGTTTCCAGCTAACTCTGCGAGCAAGATGCTCAACGGCAAGAACTTCCCCAAGGTGACCAGGGCAGTGCGCATCCGCCAGGATGAGCTGGCAGAGAAGTACGCGATCACGCCGCAGAAGACCGGCACAATGCTGTGGAAGATCACCGAGACTGCATTTGCTAACGGGCATTTCAATGCCGCTGTCTCAGCAATCAAAGAGCTGAACCAGCTCGCTGGCCTGTCGGTTAATAGATCCCAGAACATCAACATCAATGCTAACCTTGAGACCATGACGAAGGAAGATATCAAGGATCGATTGTCCAAGCTTCTGGGTGCTGAAAGCTCAGACAAGCTAGAGAAGGACTTCTAATGAGCTTAACCGCGTCCTGACCTCGCCAGCCGACGCGAGCCCCGAAAATCCTGAAAAAATTCAAGAAATCTCGTAAGCCATTGATATTGCTGGCTTTTTCGCAAAAAAGCTGGCGCGCATCAATGCAGCCCTCGGTGACAGCAGTGTGCAGACAGGTCACTGGCGAATATCTTGAGAGGCCATGCACTGTACCCTGATGCCCCTGAAACCCTTGTGCAGCAAGGGCTAGAGCATAGGGGTCCCTTGGATCTGGTTTTTTCTGAGATTTTGCGGCATTTTTTTGACCCGACACCCCCATATTTGGCTGGCGCTGCCGGCGCGAAGGTTTAAACTGGGTTCACCGCACAGAATAACCAAAATTCTGTACCGTAATTCCCGCACCTAGTTTCGCGCCACTTAGATGGTATACTAATTTTCCATGTCAGCATTGAGTCGCACAAAAGGCGCTACGTTTGAAAGGGCCATTGTAAAAGAGATTAATAATTTCTTTGAATCTGAAGGGATCTCCTTCAGTTGTAAACGCAACCTAGATCAATATCAACTTGCGGACCTCACCGACATTGATATCCCATTTCACGCGGTCGAGTGCAAACATTATAAAGACGGCTGGGCTTATAAGCCGGAATGGTTAAAGCAGACCGTCGAGGCCGCTGGTGAAAAAATACCCGTGTTGATTTTTAGGTACAACCGAAAGCCCATACAGGTTTGTTTACCAATGTACGCGATAAATCCCGAATGGGAGGTAGACCCTTATTTTAATTGTGTGGTTTCCTTGGACCAGTGGTTTGAGGTACTGAGGCGCAACTGGGGTGAGTATCGTTGCAAATATAGTTCTGGCGTTTAATAATATAATTATGACTGAGATAAAAGACGACGGGGCCCTAGAAAGATTAAAAGATTTCTTTGCTGAACAAATGGAGCGCAAAATTGAGCGCGACATGATGATGGCCGAGGCCCAGCGTACTGCAATAGAAGAATACGCCCCATCCGCCGGTCAAGTAGCAAATGTTGCTGGTATGTTCGCGCCAGGCATGGGTTTATTAGACTATTATAAAGGATTGCCAGCTCTACCTGCCCACGACCAGTCACTCACAGAGGCTTTTTCTGGTGAAAGGTCGCTCAGCGCTGCCGAAAACTGGGAGCGAGGTAATTACCCTGCCTGGCTACTCCAGGCACTGGGATTTTTAGGAGATGCGACTTACGCAGCGGGACCCCTTGTAGGTGTAACTTTAGGATCTGTGTTTAAAGCGCCTGGTGTGGCCCGAAATCTTGCGAAAGCTGCCCTGTCAGCAAAAAAAGATGTTGTTGCTAAGTATGCTGCAAGCAACCCAAAAGCATTTTCAAAAATTCAAAAGCAAGTTGGCAAAAACAATATTGAAAAACAGTATGCCAAGGTGCGAGCAAAGCAAGGAGCTAGTGAGAAATTTAATCAAGATCGTGTTGAGCTCAAAAATCGCCCCAAGAAAAAGCCATTATTTCTTCACGATCGAAGTAAAACTCAGGATATATTGAACGAACTTGGATTTCGACATAAAGGCGCGTCTTTTTCTGAAAACTTCGAGACGGGCCTGCCGGGATCACTTTCATCCTATTACGAGCATCCAGTAACTAAAGCCTCAGTTAGAGTTTCTGATCATGCCCCTGCTTACCCAAGATCGTACAGCAATGTGATGATCCACCCCGATTCATTTAGTAGCGACCTTGAGATAGAGCAAGCGTTAAGGTCTGCTGCCCAGTCAGCGCGCCAGGTGGGTAAAGGCGTGAAAGCGGGTAAGGGAATCGCTAGTTTACAAAGGCCAATTGACAACTACCCATTGGCGCCGATTGATAATTGGTATAGCGGCGCTGATTTTCAGCAGCGCGGAGGCAATCTTGTCAATATGACTCCAGATACTTTTCTTGACAGCGCGTCTCCACTAAAGATTGATGATTTAGCAAGAGAAAACATTGATGAGTTAAAGCGGCACATTTTAGATGGCGGCGAACTTGACCCGCTGGAATTGTTTTCAGGAGACAGAGCGTTAACTAGAAGCTCCGACGGTAGGCATAGAGCAATTGCCGCCAAGGAATTGGGCCTTGATGAAATTCCTGTTTTAGATTTCAGGGCTGCTGAAATCGACCGAGGCATAGGTGCGCTTG